TCAGGCAATGCGAATCATGCCACGTTACAGGGACTATCGCGACCCACTAGAAATACGTCCATTTATCGAGAGGGTGATTCCAGTGGGTTCATGCCGAGTTCTCTTATTCCAGGGTATTTGTCACATGACCCTCTTAGTGCTAACCATCCACTGTCTACAGGCTATTTAAGTGATAGAAATATTACTGTTTGTGTGTGGGTTAGGTTTACTGAATGGGTAGCTGATAGGGGTGGTATATACGGTCTTTGGACAAACTTTGTATCTCCGTATGCAGATAGGTCTTTTATTTTATATATTGAAGATCAAGGAACAAACGAATTCTATTTTAAGTTTGGAAAAGGGTGGTTGAATGGGGCGGTATATGATGGGGAATATACTTCGCATTCCCTTCAATTATCTTTGGATACGTGGTATCATGTTGCGTTGACTTATGCAGACCCAACAGGAGCAGTTAAATTACGTGTGTATAATCAAACTGCTGGTACGGCGACAGAAGTAACTGATACGCATAGTTATGGACTACACGCAACGGGTGACACAAATTGGAATTTTTTCCAAGGGTCGGGGGCTCAATATTATATCAATCCTAATAGTTATTTTGATGAAGGAATTATTTTTGATCGTATCCTTACCAGCGATGAAATAGACCTGGTGCGAAAAGGGCAGTATGGTTTGGACTTGACCCCATCAGACCCGGCTATCTTTTTTAGCAGCGATGATAGTGTGACTACAAATTTATACAAATCGTTAACAGAAGCACCCCAGTATCCGATGAAAGAAAAGCTCAGTTGGCTTACTAATATCATCCGGCCCGATTATACCAATGGGGAACAGCGTATTACTTTACGCAAAGTACCACGTCAAACGTTTACATACTTGATAGATATATCTACCCAACAACGCACGTCTGAAGTGTATGCTTTGTTAAATAGCAACCTGAAAAAGAAATGGGGTATAGGTGTTTGGGCAGAACGAATCCATCATTCTGGTAGTATTTCAATTGGAGCTAGTTCTATTTCTATAGATACTACTACAAGTGACTTTCGGGATGCTTCTTATGGTCTGGTGTGGAAGAATGAAAGCAATTGGGAGATTTTGAATATAAGTACTGTGGCAGCAGATTCTTTGTCCTTGTCTACTAATGTATTGAATGACTACATTGGTGGATGTTATGTTACACCTTTGCGTTTTGGATATGTACGAGGAATGCCAAAACGAACAGCAACAAAGACACGAAAGACTTATTTGGATGTGGAGCTTGAATGTATTGATAATGAATTGTTGACAGGGTATGTGGCAACACAAACCTATGATGGTTTAGAGGTGATGACACGGGCATCAAGTATTGATAGTGATAACGAAACGCCAGATATGCATGATCCAGATATGAACTATTTGGATAATGAAACGGGTTTGCTTGGAATACAAAATAATACAGATTTCAATATAGTAACGCAACCACATCATTTTCATATTAGAACAGCTTCGGAAATATGGGACTTTCGAAAGTGGCTTCATTCGTTGTATGGACGTCAAAATATTTTTCTAGTTCCTTCTTTCAGTCAAGATTTTACATTATCGCGTGCTATTGATACTGGGGATTCTACAATTTATATTAACAACGCGGGTTTTCATAATTACATTGGGGATAGTGATTTAATTCGGTACATCGGATTTGAAACAACAGATGGTACAGTGGTTGTTAGAAAAATAGACAGTACAGCGGAAGTCGATTCAACGGAGGAGACTATCACTTTGACAACTACTGTGGGAACTGCATTTCTTATTGCTGATAAAGTGATGTTGGTACATCGATGTCGTTTGGGATCGGATGATATAAATATGCAATGGTATGAGCCAAATTCTATTAAATGCAGTGTTAATTTTGTGCGAGTGACACAATGAGTTATGATAGTGACGAAATCTCAGTAGCTTCTGGACAACCAGTGGAGTTGTTTCAGTGGAGGCTAAAAGATACGAGTACATACTGGCGATATACTACGGCTGGTTATGATATTGTGTATGGGGGCGAAACATTTTTTACTGAACCCGGATTGTCACGGGATCGATTTGAAGAAATAAACGATCCGATGAAGCAAGAATTGATTTGCTATTTTCCAACCAATCATAGTTTCGTAAATCTGTTTGCGTTTCAAAAACCAACAGGATTAGTTGAGTTCACTTTGTATCGAGGACATGACACAAATTTCGTTCAGTATTGGACGGGCATTTTGAAAACAGTTAGCACTATCCACAATCGAACGTCCGCTAGGATTTTGATGGGGCCATTTACAGATGTGCTTGGTGATAGGTTTTTAACTCGCAGGTATCACAGGTCTTGTGATGTGCCTTTGTATAGCAATGAATGTGCAGCTAACAAAGAACTGTATAAAGTGACAGGTACAATCACAGCTATATCTGGTTATACTGTAGATGCAGTAGCCTTTGGGTCTGTCAGTGATGATTATTTGAAGGGTGGTATCTTTGTAGCAAATCAGTATAAGCGGAAAATCAAAGCACATGATTCCTACAATCAGAGAATCACATTAATCTATCCGATACCAGGGTTGTATGTAGGACAGATATTCATAGCATATGCTGGATGTAATCATACAAAATTTACATGCATAGATCGATTTAACAATCTGTTGAATTTTCGTGGTTGTGATTATATTCCTAATGATGAACCGTTTACACAGGGGATTTTACAATAATGCCTTTTCCACTAATAACATATCTAATTATCTTAGCTATATCTATAGGTATTTCTTATCTGTTAAGAGACAAACCGGCTGATGCAAAACCTCCCGGTTTGGATGATATAGATGTGCCTACGGCTGAACTGGGCACTCCCTACAACATTATATTTGGGCAACCCCCCAGATATAAATCTGCGATGGTTTTATGGTATGGTGATTTTTATGCGAAGGCGATTAAAGTTAGTGGCACTACTATAGGGTACGCGTATAATTTGGGAATGCATCTGGGTCTATGTCATGCTAACATTGATGGCATAAAACAGGTGTGGGTTGATGATCGTGTAATGTATCCCACATTAGATGACTCCAGTTCTTTTATGGCAGACAACACAGTGTCCTTTAAGGTTAGTCAAGGGGATGTATGGGGTGGTCGAAAGAAAAATGGTGGCATCGTATTGGATTGTGATGTTCTTTATGGTGAATCCTCTCAAGTACAAAATACTTATTTAATGGCACAGCAAGGGGGAGCAAATGGAACACCAACATATAGGGGCATTACGAGTGTGGTATTCAATCGATCTTACTGGGGCAAGAGTCCTAGACTACCTTACTTGTCGTGGGTAGTGAAAAGAACGAATCAACATCATGACGGTACAGCCCAATGGTATTCTGCAAAAGCTGTGGTTGATAGTTATAACAGTCTGAATATCATTCATGTGATTCGAGAATGCCTCACTAGTACGGTTTTTGGAAAAGGGATATCTACTGATCGTATTGATTCTACAACGTTTGAAGCGGCTGCTGATACGTTATATACAGAAGGTGTTGGTATTGGTTATAAATACCATCCTGGCTCGGAAAGCATAGCAGATTTTATTGTGTCATTAGAAGAAATAATGGATGGTATATTATTGTTTGACCATTCTGTGGGTAAATATAAAATCAAATTGATTCGTGATGATTATGTACTTGGCTCTTTAACTACATATACTGAGGATGATTTTGATATTATTGAGTTAAACAGACCAACAGAATTTCAAACTCCTAGTGAAACCACTGTGTTTTATACTGATATTAAAAGTGCTAAATCAGCACCTGCCAAAGATGATGATATTGCCTTAATTGAAATACAAGGTATGTCACCAACCACACAAGAATTTAATTGGCCTATGATAGTCAATCCTACGTTGGCAAATACATTAGCTTCTAGAGAACAAGATTTTAGTTCTCGTATGGGTGTTATTTTGCAGTTGTCTTGCAAACGGACCATGTACAACTATCAACGTGGAGATTTATTTGTTATACAGCATTCTCGTTTAACGACGGCAGGTATTTCTTCTATGACGGTTCGTGTAATATCTATCGATAGGGGAAAATTAGAAGATGGAGAAATGATTTATGAGGTGATAGAAGAAGTGTTTGAAACTGCATCTCCAACGAACACTGCCCCTGGTTCTTCTCAAGGAGGAGCATTTGACCCAGACGTTACATATGAAGGTTTGCAGGAAGCAGTGGCAGTAACGTTTGAATCAATGGAAGTGTCAATTATTAATGAGTCCGTTTCTTAGGAAATACTATGGCTGCGCAATTGCATACAGAAGGTCGTAAGTGGATGTTTGAAGTTAGTTTCACAGAAGAGCAAAGTATACCAGCTAATTTTTATGTAGGACTTTGCACGGATACCTCTATAGCAGAGAATGCAGCTTTGTCTGACTTAGGGGAATTGACCAGCACGGATTATGAACGACAAACCCTGGCATCCTCTACTGCTGATTGGACTTCAGGGGCTACTGGCACGAATGATAGAAAAATGACTTCGGATACAGCTACCTTTGAAGTAGTTTCCTCTGGTGTTACATGGACAAAAGCCGAAAGTTGGTTTCTTGCAACTACTATAGATGACAGTGGCAAATTGATAGCTTCCGGCCCGTTGAATAGTGGCAGTGGATGGACCCTTGACTTCTCCCCAGGAAATAGTACACTTAATTTAGATATTGAATTCGTTTGGCCGTAAATTAGAACCTCAGTGTAATATTTTTAGTACAATGAGTAGAAGGAGAATGAATATGAAGACGCTTACATATTTGGCTATTTTGACGATTTGCATTACAGGTGCATGTGC